CGCAGCACCCGTGCAGCGTCTGCTGTCACAGTCATGTCGATGTTGAGCTTTTGCTGCTTGCACAGGCGCTTCAAGTTCTCGGCAGTGGGCTTCCACACAGCCACATCGATGTCTTCAGTGAACGGCCAGTAGCAGTGCAGCCCGCCGCCAGAGAACACGATCCACGGAGCGCCCAGCGCATCCAAGCCAGTTTCGGCAAGGAACGCACCGAGTGCCAGCGCAGCCTGCTTCTTGGAAGCGTAGCCGTCCATGTCGATGAACAGGGATTTGATGGAGCGAGCGTTCTCTGCCGTGCGCTTGCCCGATGTCTCGAACGATGCCAGTGCGAAGTAAACGTCCTGCTGTGCCTCGACCCAGTTGTCTACGGCAGGGTAAAAGTCTTCCAGATTCTCGACATACCGGTGCTCTTTCTTTTTTGTGCTCAGTTCCGCCGCGCAGTACAACCCGTTATCCGGGGACGGCAAAACCACCGCAAGGAATTCAAGCGGGTTCATTAGCGTCCTTGGGGTTTACGCGAACAGGTCGAGTTGCTTTTCGTCGCGGACGGGGTATTCGTTGATAACGGCGAGGCGGCAGAAGCGGGAGTACAACTCAAACTGAACGTCGAGCGGGAAGCCCTCTGCTGTCCAGATGTTGTCGCAGTGCAAGATCAACTCGCGGTTGCTCAGGCTTGAAGGTTGTAGTGTTGACATATTTTTTTCCATGCCTCGTCGGCAGAGCGTGAAGTTTGAAGGAATTTGAGCAGCGTTTCTACGCGGTGCTCGTACGCAGGAAAGATGTCTCCGCCTGCGAACCAGTTGTATGCGGTCTGGCGTGTAACGCCTAGCGCTTTGGAGATGCGAACGACAGAGAAGTCATGGTGAACAGCCCAACGTCCGAGCTGATTGCCCGGAGTCTTCGGCGCACGCATAACCATGTCGATTGTTTTTTGTGAGTAGGCCATAAGGGTCTTAAAGGTGGGGGTACTCGCTGCGTCTGTGCCTTACTGGTTATTGCCACAATTCCCTGTTACGGGTCAGAGGCATCACAGCATCCGCTTTCCCCCCGAAACTTACTTAGGTCTTGGCAGGGAACAGTTGGGCCAGCACAGCCTCATACTGGGTCTTGCGGCGCTCCAGCAGCGCTACCTTGTCCAGCTTGTCCAACAGGCTCGGGAAGTTGATGTCTTCCTTGGCGCACTGCTCTTGGATGTCTGCCTCAAGGCGAATGAGTTCATCGTCCAGCTTGGCCATCTCTAGCTCAGCTTGGCTGCGAACCTTGCGTGCTCGGATGGGTGCCAGTGCTTCGGACAGTTTCTCCTTGGACATGGCGATGATTTCTGCGAATGGTTTGAGTTTCATAATGTTTCTCCTGTGAGTAAAAGTTTGTTGTCTGGTTTGTTGAGGAATGCCAACGGGCTTTTTGGATCGTGTTTTGGTTTTTGGCTCTGTTCCTGACTCATCTGACCGAAAAGTGCTTGGCCTCCCTGTATGTGCCCGAAGCCTTGTTGCACGTACATCTGCTGCTGCTGTATGAGTCGGCGGTAGTCTTCCTCTTTCATGTGGCGAAGCTGCATCTCACGCTCGTGCTCGTACCTCTCTCGCTCAAGATATACGTCACGGTTGGCATCGTAAAGCTGGTTCGTTGTTACTGCCATGTCTTTCTCCTTGTAAGGTGGGGGTACTGACGGTGCTCTCCTTGTGACGGCACCAGTTTATTGGTAGAGAGCGAGGCGACTCCCGCGTTCCCCCCGAAACTAATTATTCGTCATCCCAGTCGGCAACGACATCGGCCAGCGCTTTCTTGCCGGGCACAGCCGTTGGCTTTGCCGCTGCTGCCTTCTTCACGACTGGCTCTTCGTCTTCCTCGGGCGCTTCGACCACTGGGGCTGGCTTGGCCTTGGCTTTAGCCTTGGGGGCTGGTGCGGGGGCTTCGTCTTCCTCGGGCTCTTCGACCACTGGTGCGGCCTTGGCCTTCGGCGCTGCACCCTTGAGCGCATCAGCAGGCTTGCCCATGTCCATACCAGTGGAGTCCATCGTGATGGCTTTCTTGGCTTCGGCGGTGTCGCCCTGCTTGGTGGCTTCAGCGAACTCGTCATCAGTCAACCAGCGCATGGCCTTGAAGAACAGCTTGGGGGACTCGCTGGCAGTGTCGAACTTCATGCGGGTCACAACAGTGCTCGGGTCAACGCCTTGGGCCACGAGCCAGCGTGCGTACGCTTGCAGTGGGCGGTTGTCGCCTTCGTCCTTACCGAAGATCGAGGTGGCTGGCAGGGATAACTGCATCACATCGCCTTCGATGTTGTTGGCCAAGACGACTGCCAAGCGCTGCTGGTAACGGCAAGCGCGGGTATTGCCAGTACCGGAACCGGCCACGTTCTGTGGGCAGGCTGCGCAGGTGTCGGACTGTTTGTTCTTGCTATTGGAGTCTGGTGTGTCGCCATCGTTGGACTGACAGTCAGGTTTGGCGGCGGTTGCGTCCTTGTCGTACTTGGCGGCGTAGAACACACGGGCCACTTTCGGTGCGGCCTTGACGATCACCACATCGAGGAAGCGCTCATCGACTGCTGCGATTTCTTTGCCGTCAGAGATCAGACGGAACACGCCACCTTTGATCGACACGCGTTTGCCGCTGGCACCACCACCCGCAAGGGCTTTGGCAATGTCAGACATCTCGGCCTTGCGTGCGAAGGCGGGTACTTGGGCGGGGTTAAACAGAGCTACATTACTCATGGTCTTCTTTCTTACTTGCTTGGTTTGCGAACGGAAATATCGTACTCAGCGTTGGAGTTGAGTCCGGGTGGCAGAACGCCGGGGTTTTCTTCGAGGAACTGCTTCATGTTGGTCTGAGCAATTCGTTTCTCGAACAGGTCGAGCGCGTCATGCTGCGTCACAAAGGTCTTGAACGAGTCCCAGTCCGTTGTTGAGTAGCGTGTCTTGATCGACATGACAACAGTGCCTTGCGGCGTGTTGACGGATGTGACGCCAAGCGCTTGCATCTGGTCTTTCATTGCATGCTTGATGTCGTCTTGCGTAGCCTTGAGCAACTCCACTTTCGTGTCGTACTCTCTGGTCAGGGTTTCGATTTCGCTGCGAATCTTTCGGTAGACCTTCGCTAACTTGTCGAGTGGTATGACTGTTGTAGTCATGGGCTTCTCCTATTTTTGTTTGTCTAAGGTTGGACAGTGTACACAGGTTTCTGGTCTTTGCAACTCCTTTATTTTTTAATTTCCATGTTGAACATCTCAGTCAAAAGTGAGTGACTGCTTACATTACTTTGCAAGGCTTTGAACATCTTCTTCTCGATGGGGCTACCCTCGATGTGAATGACCGTCACCTTGTCAGAGTTCTGACCCTTCCTGTCAGCGCGTGCAATGCACTGCACGTACTGCTCAACAGACATCAACGGTCCGTAGAACACCACAGTGTCCGCAGCAGTTAGGGTAATCCCGTGTGCCGATGCCTGCGGTTGCATCACAAGGACTCGCGGGTTGGCTTCGGTTTGAAAGCGCTTGATGATGTCAGCACGCTTGGGCGCTGTAACGCCGCCGTGTATGCACTCCGCGCTGATGCCCTTCTTGAGCAGGTGCGTGTGCAGCGCGTCAATGCTGGAGCGGAACAGCGCGAAGATCAGAACCTTGCGGTCAGTCTCCTCAAGGATTTCTTCAATGACGCTAAGCCTTGGGCTGGCATCAAACTCTACTACCTCGTGGTCGTCCGTGTAGGCCGCACCACAACTGATCTGGAGCAGCTTGGACACGCTAGCTGCGGCATTGACCGCGCTGATTGTTTCCCCCGCCGCATGGATCATCATGCTGTCCTTGAGCAAGTTGTAGTACTTGGCCTGCTGCGGTGTGAGCGCCACTTCACGCGTCACGGTAACGACCGGTGGCAAGTCCAGACACTGCGCCTTGGTGAACCTGATGGCCGGTTGCAGCGCCTCATGCACGAGGTTCTTTGCGTCAGGCTTCGGTGCCCACTTGAACATGGTGATCTTGTTCATCACTTTGTCGCGCCATGCTGTGAAGAACTTCGGAACACCCTCCGGGTTCACCAGCTTGGCCAAGCCATACGCATCGACCGGAGACTGAGACGCAGGAGTTCCCGTCATCATCCACAAAAAAGTCTGGGGCTTGATGATTGTTGATAGGGACTTCCAGCGCTTGGTGCTCATGGTCTTGTACGCATTGGCCTCATCAACGATGACCAGATCAAACTTGCCGTTGGCCACGATCTCACTGGCGATCAGGTTCAAGCCCTCGTAGTTGGTGATGACGATCTCGTAGTTCTTCTGGATCATCTCGATGCGGCGCGATGCTTGCGGGTGGTGGGCAATGATGGCCGAGCGGTGGATGACGCTGTTGCTGATGTCTCCCATCCAAGCGGACTGCATGATCGACAACGGGCACAGGATAAGCACGCGCCTGATCTCCCCACGCTGCATCAGATAGTCAGCCGCCCACAGCGCACTGAGCGTCTTGCCTGTGCCGGGTTCACTGAACACGAACGCCTTGCGGTTAAGCGTCAGGAACGATGCCGTCTCGATCTGGTGCTCCATCGGCGTGTAGCGCCCGGGCCAGTCGTAGTTGCGTGTGATTGGCGATGGCAAGTTCTTGACGCCGAGGTTCTTGAGAACTCTGACTTCATCCAACCCCCAGAAAACTGCTACCGAACTTGATCCGTCATCGTGCTCTTCAACTACCTTGCTTCTCGGAATTACCCGATACTTCTCAGGGCTGCGCGTACGCAAGAGCAGCGCCTTGTTCTCGATGATTTCCATTGCTTCTCCATGTTCTTATTTGTTGTCGCCTTGATTGGCGCTCTTGCTGCGTAGTCGCGTGTTGCCCGGTATGGTCTTGCCACCTTTGCGCAGGGGCTTGATGTGGTCGATGTCCTTGCCTGCGCGGTCTACGCCCTTCTTGTCGTACGCCCGCCGTGCCTTCTGGCGTTCGTGTTGGTCTGAACTAGGGCCGGACTTGCCGGTTTCTAAATCGCGCTTGTACTCTTTCTTGTAGTCTCTGGTTGCCATGATTTACCTCTTAGTGTTGAACTCGCAGCCAGCGCAGGGGCACCAGCCGCAGAGCGGGGTTCGTGTGGGGTTCCACACATTGTTTGCTACTGACGCCTCAATCTTAGCGACTCGCTCCCGATAGCGCCACCACTCAGCTTCGGCTTCGTCAACCGTCATGCTGTGCTTGACCATCGAGTTCTTGACCACAAACAAAAGCGCAGAGTTAACCTTGCGTATGTGCGGGAAGTGCTTGAACACCATCAATGACATGAGGCGTAGCTGGTCGCGGTCTGGGTACTTGTCGTTGCCCGTCTTGTAGTCCACGACCCACGCTGTCATGTTCTCGTCGTCGATGATGAGCAAGTCGGCAATACCCCGCGCCCATGCGTCTTTGGACTTCCAATCGCACACCCGCAAGTCCTGAGTCAGCGCCATCTGAAGCTCGGCTATCTTGCGCCCGGGCTTGGCGAGCAGCGCATCGAGCGTGTCCTTGACGTACTCGAACTCAGGGGGGATGGGCGTGCCGTCAGCCACGTACTCTTCTGCGGCCTTGTGCAGTATCGTTCCGTAGCGCGTTGCCTCAGTCTCAACGAACGGGTACTTCTTGAGAATCTTGACTTCGTGGTAGCGGCGGGCGCAGCCCTCGTAGTCCTTGAGGGAGCTGTGGCTCCACGTTACTGGTTTGGTCATTCAAAATCTCGCTGAGTTAATGGCCTTGGTAAGCCGGTGTGCAAACTCGGTAACAAACTTCTCGTCTCGGTTCAGCGTGTCACGCCCCATGTCGTGCAGGATTGCGTGGGTTACTTCGTGCCAGAACGACTCCTGTACTTGCGTCGGTGCGAATGGTTTGTGCGTCACATTACTGCGCCTGCCCAGCTTGATTGTCTGCGCCGTGTAGCTGATGCGTCCCATGACTCTCTTCTCAAGCATGGCCTCCACGATCTCGATTGAATACTGCTTGTTACCCACGCGCACCTTGCGCGGTATGGGTGCTTTGATTACTGCCATTACTTCTCCTTGCTTTCTAAGAATTCTTTGAATAGCGCATCCAACCCACCCTTAGCAAAGGTGGCTGCGTCGGCCTCCCACTCGGCTTTCTCGGTTTCGTAGCGGCGCATAAACTCCTCCCACGAAATGGCGGGCTCTGGAATCGGCTCACCTTGTTCTCTTTCGTGCCAGTGTGCCATCACAAGCTCGACGTATTCTTTGTTCAGCCCGAACGCTTCGGCAACCGTTTGCCAAACACCGTCCGCCGCTTGTGCAGCCGTAGCCGTCAGAAGGCTGTCAATCGGGGAGCCCTCTTCAAAATCCTCGGGTTCATATAAACGCGCCGCAAAAAGTCGCGCTTCATCTCGCACTTCACACCAATGTCTCGGCCCTGCTTTGTCAAAGTAAACGTGCATTGCGTCTCCAATATCGACTTCGGCTTCGTCATCGTCGTACTCGTTTAGGCTCCAACGAATTATGGTTTCAAACACCTCGTCCTTATCTTGCTTGTGGTACGGTCTCTTCATCTGCTTCTCCTTTAATTCTTCGCCAAGCCATAACGCTTGTGTGCGCCTCCGTCAGCGGCCAGTGGTATGCCCGGCATGTACTTCGGCTCCATAGTCATCTGCGCCAAAACCCATGTTTTAGCGTCAGCAACGTCCTCATCAGGCACAACAGCAATCTGCTCGTCATGCACGGTTCCAGCCACGAAGTACCTCTTCGCGGTTCTCAGCATCCCATCAGTCATCACGCATCTCGCTACGCCCTGCGTGACATTGTTGGTTATTTT